CGCATGAGGGGGGGGGGGGGGGGGGGGGGGGTGAGATGAATCCTTCTCCCGGATATCTCTAATATATGGTGAGTTAAGGTGTGGGGTAGGATCTTGTTCCTCTTGCCCCACTCCTCAGCTCATCAAAATCCGGCAAAATTAAAATCATGGCTACGCCCTTTGACTTCTATCATTTTATAATGTAAAATAGTTTACATGATTGACTATAAATATTTAGATGAGATAACCCAAGAGCTTTTTAGACCGCAAAGAGTATTTAATTTCGGCCGAAGAAAAATAACAAAGCAGAGAGTAGCGGCAAATATATATAGAAACGGAAAAGAATATCCGGATATATTAAAGCAAGCCAATTACTCCTGTAAACTTTGTGGGGATAGGGAATATATAATAGTTCATCACCTCGACAAGAATGTAAAAAATAATGATAGAAAGAATCTTCTTGTGGTTTGTAAAAGATGTCACGCAAAACTTCATGGTCAGACCCTCCGATTCACTAAACCAAATATGATTTTAATTAAAGAACTTAGAAGTCAAGATTACACATATAGAGAAATAGGAGAATATCTTGGAATAAGCAGGCAAAGAGTTAACCAGATCATAAACCAAGCGGAGAAAATCGGTATGAATATAAAAAGGGGACATATTGATAATAATTCTTTATTTGAACGAAAATGGAGAGAAAGTAAGAGAAAAATAATGCTTTTGGGTAGTAAAATCGCTCTAAATGATAAAAAGTGTGCCTAAACATAAACTTGACACTATGGTATAATGTGTTATACTCAATTCAGTATGGATAAAACTAAATGGCTTACCATAGAAGAAGTTAGAAAAATAACTGGCCTCTCCCGGATGACCATTCTCCGTTACATTGAAAAAGGTATTCTTGATAAACGCCAAGCGGGCAAACAAACCAAAATCTACATTGATTACTTGTCTATTCCTACATTCTTAAGAGAGAAAGGCGGTGAAAAATATGATTCTACACAAATTTCCTAAAGTTACCAAAGCGTCAGCCATAGGTTTAGTTATAACAATGGTCGTAGCTTTAATAGTCGGTAGCTGGTTAGCCCAAAACTATGATATCGCTTTATACACAATTACTAACCCAAGCGATGTCCGGGCAACCAAAGAAGTTAGAAGTTACTTAGAAAAAAAGGCTAATGCCGATTTTTTGAAGGAACTTTCAATAAAATAAATATGGATAGAGAATTAAAGGCAAAATTTAACAAATTAATAAAATCCGGCGGATATAAACTTGATAAGCGGACAAAAGATATGCTTTATCACTTATATATCTTAGGATATATCGAGGGAGTAAAATCTCTCACATAGGTTTGGCTTTCAGGGGTGGTTGAGAGTGAAAGCCCTTAACCACCCCAAACCAAAAAAAATATGATAGATAATGACAGGAAAGAAGTAGCAGATGAACTCTGGTTAAATGATGAGGCGTTTACCGCCGAGATATTTCTCAGCACCGACGGTAAACATACCGTCCGGGTTCAGGCAGACACTCCCAAAGGCAGACAACAGGCAGGTAAATGGGCGATCTCAGTTTACGAAGCTCTTGTTAAGAGACTGGGAACCAAAGCCGATATGTGGGACAAGGCCATGAATGGCAAGAACAAAACCGCTTATGTCTGTGAAACCTGCGGATCACCGGCGGAGTTTAAAGCCGGAGTGTCCAAGAAAACAGGCAAGGCATGGAGTGCCATATTTTGTACAAAGGACAAAGAGCATGTCAAATGGCTACCAGCAAAGGGGGACAATGCCTAACCTAAACATGGATATACAGCAAACACTAAATAGATTGAATAATAACTGGGAGAAGATTAAACCAAGCACGGAATATAAGGATAAGTTTTATCAATCTCTTTTAGAGACATGGATTTTAAGCGATCAATTAGTACAAAAAATCAATTCAAATGGGAGGGAAGCTACTGAGTAGTGTCCGGGGGCTGACCGATACCAGCCCCCTACAGACTACTTAAAGCGAAAGAATAGCGAAAGGAATCACGCATATGAAACAATTACTGCTCATCTTACTTTTACTAATAGTCCCCTTTTGCTTCTTAAAACCGGCTTCTAAAAAACTTTCCTATAATCCTTCCTATGATAAATACATTAAATTAGCACGCCAACAGCCTAAAGTCTCACAGGCCGATATTCTGGCGGAAATTGCTAAGGAGTGGGGCGATCTTGGGTACGATACGGTTATAACCGCTTACCGGGTAGCGAATTGTGAATCAAAGTTTAACACTTACGCCCATAGCAAGACGGCGGACTTCGGTGTGTTTCAGATAAATGCTCCTACTTGGGTAAATCACTTCGGCATTATTGAAGAACAACTATACGATTATAAATTAAATATTAGATTAGCAAAGCAGATTTATCTTCGGTCAGGATCATTCCGGCCGTGGGTCTGTTATACTGACTACTTATGAAATACGAACCAGTCTTCACCAGACAAACCGTTATCTTTGACCTTGAGAAGCCGATCTACAACTCATTCTTCGGGATTTGGGACAAATGGTTGAGAAAAGCATATAATCGAAAGTTAGTTGTTAAGACCCCTTTTGGAACAGCTACTTATAAATCAGCCGGGGATTGGAAAAGAGGCGCCAAGCGCTTCGAAAGATTTTACAAGAACCCGGAAGAACCAATGATCTTCTGGGGAAGGGACATGAAGCCGGACATTGACCAGCGCTTTGAAAGAAAGAAAGAAGAAATAAAAAAGGTTTCCATAATGGAAGGATTAAGCCGGCTACCGACAGAAAAAATACAACAATTGAAAATGGAGGTCTTTGGAATATGAAATCTTGCTTACTTGACATCCTAACCTTTATATTATTTACTTTTTTTAGTTGTTGCTTTGTCATCGGCCTTTGCTGGGTTTTTGACACGATTATGAAATGAAGACGAAAAATTTATTGGAAAATAAATGGATAGATACGGGATTTGGCTGGGTTAATTTTGATAAAGGATTAATTTCTTACAATAAACCTAAAAAACAATATGAAAATATGAAATTATTTTTAACAGTAGAACAATTAAATGAATTTAATAAAAAATTTCCCGTAGATAAAGATAATAAATATACACTTATTGGGAGTGAAACTAAGAAATATCTTTTAAAGTTCTTTGAAACAATAATAAATAGTAAACTGGAAGAAATATCTGATTTAATTAGTGATGATTTTTCTGAAAGAGGACAAGAGATTAGTTTTGGGAAAATATTGAGTTATTTTAATAAGTATTATAGAGGTAGATATGGATAAATTAAAAGATAGCGAATTGTTAGATAAACTTGAGGTCATAATAGTTGAAAACATTAGACAGTTGCTTAAAGAGGTGGGGAAAGAGATAACTTATGAACAGGCAAGAAATATTATTGGGAATATAGGCACAAGAATAGTCTATGGTAAAGAACTTGCCGATAAGCTTATTCTTAAAAAATAATTAGGATTGGTTATTAACGAGAATAATAAATTTATGATGAACAAATATAAAATTATTGGAGAAAGAACAATTTTATATGCTCTTAAGAGTGGAAAAATTGTTAAAGTTATTATTGATTCCGTAGATTTAGATAAACTAATAAAGTTTAACTATTCTTGGGGGGTAACCTCAACCAATGCTGTTAAAGTAATTTCTACATATCAAGGAAAAAGAAAATATTATACCCTCTCCCGTTTCCTTTTGGGATATTCTGGTAAATTAGTGGTTGACCATATTGACGGAAATAAATTAGACAACAGGAGAAAAAACCTACGCCTTTGTACTTTTTCCCAAAATAATTATTCTCTCCATAAGACGAGAAAAGGATGGGGTAAGGTTGGGGTTGGTTGGTATCCTAATACAAAAAAGTGGACTGCTTATATGAGAATTAATGGAAAACTTAAAATGTTTGGTTATTATAAAACAGAAAAAGAGGCGATTGATGTAAGAAAGTCTGCGGAAAGAAAATATTTAGGAGAATTTGCCCCTCAATGTTAAAGAATAAGATTATTAAAAAGGCAATTAAGAAAGGCTAAAATGAGAGATAAAGAATGGTTATGTCAAGATTGTGGATTATTTGTGGCTTATAAAACTATGGATAGTGGAACACCCTATGGTTGTTCAAGTTATGACCCACCCGAACCTTTCCCAGAACAACATTGGTGTAAAAAATGTTCTGAAAAAGAATATAAAGAAGCGCTTAAGGCTGGAGTAAATATGTATAACTATTGGCAAAAACCAGATTTCCAATTAAAGGCTATGAAAAAATTGGGAATTATTGAAAAGGATTTTGAATTAGTTAAACAAAATAACCTATGACCAGTTCAGCAAAGATAATTGAAGGGAAGAAACCTAACTGGCTAAAGAAACTCTGGTGGGCGATTACTGGGAGGAGGGAAAATGCAGGAAGTAAATGATAGCTGGACAGGATGTTTCGGCTGTTTATGTTTAATAGCTTTTGTCTGTCTGATAGCGATTATATTAAGTTTATTTTTATAAATTTAAAGGAGGTGAAAAATATGGATGAAAATAAAAAAGCAAATACAATAATCGGATGTTCAATGGGAGGGATAATCGGTCTTATAATTCTATTCTTTACTGCCATTGGCTTTGTCCCAGTCGGCTATCGTGGTATTTCCACCAGATTCGGCAACGTAACTGGCGATATAAGAGGGCAAGGAATTTATTTTAAAGTCCCTTTTATTGAAGGGAATAAGAATATTGAAGTAAGGACACAGAAGAAAACAGCCAAAGCAACGGCAGCCTCAAGAGACTTACAGGACGTAGCAGCCGATGTCGCTTTGAATTTCAGACTTGAACCAAGTCGGCTCGTTTCTCTTTATCAAGAAATAGGAATGGATTATGACGAGAGAGTAATCGTTCCATCTTTACAGGAGAGTGTCAAAGCTATGACTGCCAAATACACGGCGGTAGAGTTGATTACTAAACGAACCGAGGTCAGAGATGGAATTAAAACCCTGATGGTAAAGAAGATGGGAAATAACGGAATCACAATAGAAGATTTTAATATTGTTGATTTCAATTTCTCGGCTTCTTTTAATTCGGCGATTGAACGCAAAGTAACTGCTGAACAAAATGCTATGGCTTCTAAGAATAAATTAGAACAGGTTAAATACGAAGCCGAACAACGTATTGCACAGGCCAAGGGTGAGGCGGAAGCGATTAAGATTCAGTCTGAAGCTATCCAATCTCAAGGCGGAGCTAACTATGTGGAGTTAAAAGCGATTGAGAAATGGGATGGTAAATTACCAGTTCAGATGATTCCCAACGGAACAGTCCCGTTTATTGACTTAAACAAGTAGTTGACTGTTTGAGCTTTCCTTATTGGAAGGCTCTAAAGAGTTAATTATTTAGGCTAACCATTATGACCAGAAAAAGCGGGAAGAAAACATATACATTTAGTTGTGACTGTGTTTTTTGGACTGTACCGCTAAGAAAAAACGGGACAGTTGATAAAAGATTCAGGATATTTAAGGATATGGAATCATGGTTTAAGAAAAATGGTAAATATATTCATCCGTCAAGTTCGATAACATTTAAATCATTATGACCATTAAAAACAGGAAGAAGAAAAAGTTTGAGCCTCAAATATTTAAAGAAATAAAAAAGTATTTTAAGGGCACCCCAAGAATAAGGGTTATTGCTCGTGAACCAAAAGATGATGAAAAAGCAGAAATGTTAAAGAAACTTATTGAATATAACTGGCCTGAAATTGAAAGTAGATTTAATAAAGAGATTGTACAACCAATGACCAGATGTTTTCTTTATGGAAGTCATAAATGGACAGGATATGGGGTAAAGGATAGGCATATCTGTAAAATTTGTGGATGGAAAACTTGGACTATAAATGACCCCAAATATATGGGGTTTGGAAAAGTTGAGTGGGATAAACCCAAATCAAAATGACCATAAAAAGCAGGAAGTTTATCAAAATAAATAAAAAAATCCTTAAGGGAAATTATGACCTTAAAATAGATATTAAAAACACCATTCCTTATAAAGAGTTCTTTAAAAAGATTGGGGATAAAGTTTATCGGTATTCAAAACTTGGTGATGAAGATTGGCGGGAAGATATAACGCCATTTATAGAAGTGCCATATAAAGAAATATGACCATTATTAAAACTAAAGGAGGAAGATGAAACGATTTAAATATTTAGAAATAAACGGAAAGAAAATTAAGATAAACAAGGTTGGCACAACTATTCAATTAAAAAAAGGGAAACCAGTTGTTAAATAGAGCCTTATGACAATTCGTAACAACGATGCCTATATCCGTTACGGCAGACATGAGATCAAGTGCAAAAGATGCGGGGATATTATGTTTGTTTCCCGGCAGAAAAGGTTTTGTTTATGCGAACAATGTTACAACTACTACAACCAAAAGGATAAGTTTTTATTAAAACAATTTGTAATATGAAAGATTCTAGAGATTTCTTAAAACATTCAATTGCGATTTGGATATTTGTTTGCTTAATACTTGGCCCATTAATAATTAATTTTATTAAGTGGTTGTTTAAGATATGAAACGTCATCCATTTATGGCAAGCGAGCATGACATTCAAACGGCCATACTTCAATTCCTGAAATTTAACGGGATATATTGCTGGAGAAACAATAGCGGCAAGTTAGTTACCGGACAGGGCAGGTTCAGGCGCATGGTAACTATCGGCAAGGCAGGACTGCCGGATATTATCGGTTTGTTAAAGAATGGTCAATTCTTAGGCATTGAGGTAAAGAGAGAGGGCGGAAAGCTTACCGATCTGCAAAGGGAAACCATAGAGGAGTTAAAGAAAAACGGGGCCAAGTGTTTTGTGGCTTATTCAATAACTGATGTACAAAGGGAGTTAAAGATATGAAATTCCTAATGGAGATTAAGGAAATTAAACAGAAAAAACTAGTTAGTTTGGATAACGAATACTCAATCCGGTTGGTTACTGATGACAGAAGTTTAATGGAATTATCAAATATTCCATCGGATCAAATTGTAGAAGTGGAGATTAAACAAAATGACGGATAAAGACTTAAAACTATTATCACCACCGCAAAAGAAAGTTGCTTGTAATGTCTTGGAAAAGCTGGGGTTTTCCTATGGTCAAATAGCGGATATTGTTGGTGTTCAAAGAACAACAGCGTTTAATTATGCCAAAGCCCCAATCCCTCAAGAGCTTGAACAATTTGGAACGGAACTTAACAACGCCTTTTCTGACTATGAAGTAATACTGGCGGCTAAGGCGGCAGCAAGAATTGATGACACAATAGCGAGGGCAAGATTAGGGGAAGCATTGGAAGTATATAAAGTCATGAGAAATAAGGACAAGCCAACTACGGTTCAACAGTTTAACTTTGGAAAGGTATTAACCGATGAGCGAAAAGAATTTGAATTATAAAAAATTTATTGAAAGCAGACTTAGTATTGTTAATAAACAATCGGAGACTGTTCCTTTTGTTTTAAATACAATCCAAAATAAATATCTATTAGAGGATTCAACTGGCCGGGATGTAATCTTAAAGGCCAGACAGCAAGGCTTTTCTTCACTTATTCTGGCTATGTTCACTTTTGACTTTATTCTTAAAGATAATCAAAGGAATGTTATCGTGGCTGATATATCAGACAATGCCTCTGAGTTGTTAGATAGAGTTAAGTTTTACATTAAAAGTTATGAGGAAATAAAAGGGGTTAAAATTCCCCTGAAATATAACTCTAAGTATGAATTGTTTAATGAAGCCACCAGTTCACGCTACACAATCGGCACGGCTGATAATGTTGATTTTGGCAGAAGCAAAACGGTAACTAATTTACACCTGTCTGAGGCGGCTTTCTATGGTAATCTAAGTAAAATGTTTTCAGGCGCAATGCAGGCAGTTGTTCCCGAGGGAAGAATCATTATTGAAACAACCGCTAACGGCTATGGTTACTTCAAGAGCTTCTGGGATGATTGTAAGCTTGGCGAAAGGCCATTTAAGCCATTATTCTATAAAGCCAGTGATTTCTATTCCCCGGAGTTTTTAGCCAATAAAAGAATGGAACTTAAAGAGTTGTTTCCTCAAGAGTATCCGGAAAGCGACATTGAAGCATTTTTATCATCCGGGGAAATGTTTTTTAACAGCGATAGTCTTAAATGGTATTTAGGACAAACAAAGGAGGCGAAACTTGTTCAGACAATTTAGGGATTTTCAGGATGGTGAGTTTATAGTTGTAGCGGCTGACACCTCAAGCGGTTTGGGTGATTATTGTGCCGCCCAATTTTTATCAAAGACTAAGATTGATGTTCCCCTGGTTTATCATTCAAAAACAATTGCAACCGAAATGACCAATCAATTATATCCAATACTTGAGAGAATTTATGACATAACTAAAAAAAAACCAGTGGTAGCTTATGAAAGAAATGCCGGCGGAACATTTGAAATTGACCGGCTTGCTTCAATGAATAGATTGGGAAAATATACTCTTTTTAAAATGCCGACAATGGGACAAATTAATTATCCTGAACCCGTCAAGTATGGTTGGGATACAAATACAGCAACAAGACCGGCAATGTTATCTCAATTGAAGGAAGCGATAGATAATAAACTTTTAACGATTTACGATAAACCGACAATCGAGGAAATGTTTTCCTTCATTGTGACCAGAACAACGGCTACCGTAAAAGCTCAGGCGGAAGCAGGTTGTCATGATGATTTAGTGATGAGTTTGGCAATTGCCTGGCAACTATACCAACAATGTGAGCCGGAGTTTGCAAACCCTATTATAAACAGGGTAAAACTGAACTGGAGTATTGCATGATGAACTCACTGCCATCTATATCAATCACGCATAAGATGTACGGTTGGACAAAGTGGGGCGGGCCGACAAACGGGCTAGTCAAAGAAGAACTTGAGGAGTGGTATTGCCAGACCTGCGGGGAGAAGCAATTAAAGACCTTTCCTTCCTATATGGTTCCCCTGGATGATGCCCAGCGTGATTTTGTCCGGGTTTGTTCTGCCTGTAAAGCTCAGGCCAATATCAAGAGAGTGACCTTTTATTCCGAGCTGGTAGTGATTATTAAAGGTATTTGAAAACCTATCGCCATTAACTTTATATTGATTTCATGTCTGATTTATTAAAAGAGGTACAATCTCATTATTCGGCGTGGACTGATGATAACAACCAGAGAATGACCCGCAAATACGGCTGGGATGACATCACCGATTCCTACTACGGCCAACTCCCCGATGACTGGCCCTTTACATCAAGAACAACCGATCCCCGGATAAGAACATCTTTACTTGAAAAAAACGCCCGGCTTGTCAACGGTAAACTAAAGGGCAGGTTAGTTCCTAGAGAGTCGGGCGACATCATTAAAGCTAGGATCAACAACGCTAAACTTGATTTTGACTGGGATCATGCCCAAGAGGGTGGATCAATGCAGGTTAAGATCTCTATCTCTGACATGGACACCAGACTTTATCAATCTAAATTCGGTTTGGTGAAGTGGAAGGTGGAATATGACGAAGAGGGCAATATTAAGTTCGAGGGCAACGAGTTCCAACCATTAGATATCAGGGATTGCGGTCTGGACTTTTCCGCTTCTCATGTTAAAGACGCCAAGTGGTTCCAACATAGGAGCTGGGAGTTTATAGAGGACCTGGAAGAGCAAAAAGACGAAGACGGCAAACCATTATTCAAAAACTTAGGCTTTATCAAAGCCGATATTACTAAAAAACAAAAGGATGTCGGCATTACCTCATCTGACAGGCGTGAAGATTGGTCAAGCAGACTTAAAACAATAAAAGGACTAGAAGATAGAGTAGGAACGGACATGGCTTTCCCGGTAATTGAAGTCGTGACCGAATATCGTGAGGATAAGTGGATAACTTTCTGCCCCGACCATGATGAGATCATAAGAGAAATAGACAATCCCTATATTCACCACAAGATTCCGATTGTTCAATTAAGATATTACCCGATTCAAGATGACCCGTTAGGTGAATCAGAGGTAGAGAGTGTTATTCCTTTATGGAGAGCTATACAAGCCACCCTATGCGGTTACATGGATGAGGTAATACTCAAGATGAGACCGCCTTTAAAGATCATTGAGGGCGCTTGTAGGCTTGAGACAATCGCTTATGCACCGGAAGCCCAATGGTTAATCAACAGAGTTGATGCGGTTACCGAGATGCAATCAAATGGTGAGGCAGTCAGGTTCTTTGAGACGACATACAGTGCCTTAGTGTCCGCCTTTAATACCGCTATGGGCATGATGAGTCAGGGAACAAGCGGAGTGGATCAATTCAATCCTCAAAAGACAGCCACAGAGATAAGACAATCAGTTAAACAACAGAATGTCAGGGATGAAAAGAACCAAACCGATCTGGCTGAGTTTATAAAAGATATCATGATGTTCTGGTTGTCAAACAACAGGCAGTTTATCTTTACCAAGAAAGGCAAGACAGAACATTTAATAAGAATAATCGGCCAGGAGAACTTTGCTTACTTCAAACAGGCAGGATTAGATGAAATGACAGTCCAGCCGGAAGCGGCTCAATACATTGCCGATATTGTAGAACAGAACCCCAATACGACACCGGCAGAGCTTGATTCAATGATTGAAGCGGCTAAGACTCCCCAATACCCGGTCATTGAGAACCCGGATGAGAAGAACCCGGAGTTTATGAAAATCAAACCTAAAATGAGAGTTAATGATACCGGCGACATTGCCGACATCTCAATGGTTCCGGAAGATTTAGACGGCGCTTATGATTATATTGCCGATGTCAGATCAATGGCAGTCGGGGCTGAACAGGAGTTGATACAGGGAAGACAAAATGCTATAACTACCATCACTGCCAATCCGTTAGTATTACAATTATTAGGAGCCGAAGGCTTCCGTCCAAAGATCAAGGAGTTATTAAGCCAGAGTTTTGAAGACTTAGGTCTTAAAGACGCTGACAGGTTCTTTGAAAAGCTGCCTCCGCCTCAACCATATGGACAAATCCCAGGACAGCCCCAGGTTAATCCGAATGCGCCAGGAACTCCTCAAATGGGAGGCGTTCAACCGCCTAGCCAAGTCCCAGGATTACCTGGCTTACCTCAAGCCCCTATTGGAGCAAGCCCTCCACAACAAATGGCCTGATCCGGCTCAAGCTGATTTCGATAAGAAGTATATTATCGAGTATTCACGGGCAATGGCTTATCAGGAAGTTTTTAATTTAATGGAAATGGCCGAGAAAATGATCCTTAACCTCACTAAACAGATGAAAGATCCGGAGAAGAATTATGAAATCTAAACATTTCTTCACCCAATTTAAGGACGAGATTGCTGAGGAGCATAAAAAGTACAAAACCCATCAGGAAGAAGCGAGTATTAATTCAGGTCGTTGTAATCACAAGGGCAAGGTCAAGATTATAGACGGGGAACTGCGTTGTTCATGCGGAGCCGGGTGGAAAGGATCACAGATAAAGTTCCTATTTGACATCTTTAACAAATAGTTATATATAGTATTTAATGCCTGAACCTTCTGACCCAAAGATAGTAGAACGATTAAAAGGATTACCCCCATATGAGGAAGAAAAGCCCTTAGAATCTCCGCCTGTTGAAGTTAAACCATCAGAACCACCACCTGAAACACCTGAAGAACCCAAAGAAGAACCTAAAATTGTCGAACCAGCCGCTAAAACAGAAATTACCGAGAAAGAAGCCCTTGATAACTCTAAGAACCCCGAAAGAACGGGTGAATACATCAAGAAACTTAAAGACGAGAACGCCTCATTAAAGAGAAAGAATATTTTAGATAGTTTTATCCCCGAACCACTTGTTGTTCCTAATGCTCCCACACCACCGACAACCAATGTTATCCCTACCCAACAACAGTTTCCCGGTCTGCCCCAGAAACAGATTGATGAAACCTTTAAAGGATTAGTTGATGATGCCGGTTATGTGGACACAGGGCTTTTAATATCTACCCTAAAAGAACTTAAAGAGAAGAACAGATTGGCCGAAGAAAGAGCCAATCAAGCCGAAGCCCAAAGCAAACAGGCAGTCAAGCGCTTTGATGACTTTGAGAGAAATGAGATCATGCGCAAAGTCCATGATCGGTTCCCCAAAGTTAATCCCGATAATGTCGGTGAGAATATACCCGAAGAACAGAGATTTGATGAAAGAGTTTGGAAGTATGTTCGTAATGAGGTCGTTGACCAATGGATGAACGGCAAACCGACTGATGTCGAAGCCGCCGCCCAGGAAGCAATGGACACATTTTACCCTATGAAAAAAGTTGACAAAGTTAAGCTGGCGGAAGCGGAAAAGGCCAAGAAGAATATCAATGCTTTAAGCGGTGGACAGGCAAGGGGAACGGATTACTCCGACCACGAAGCATTGGTAAAAGCCACCATGCTCGGTAAAAAAGGTGCTTTGGCCGAAAGACTTAAAAAAGCAGGCTTCTAAATTAAAACTTGAAAACCTATTCTCCCTTTAGATAAACTTCTGGATATGAGTCACAATAGCGATTTACTAGATGTTTTACACGAGATGGCAGGCAGGATGAAAACAGGAGTCATGGTTGTATCCCAATCAGTTTCGCCTTCATTCTCGCCATCATTCTCACCCTCAATTTCACCGTCATTTAGTCCGTCTGAGAGCGTAAGTTTGAGTCCGTCAGCTTCACCAAGTAAGAGTCCGTCATTTAGTCCGTCAATAAGCCCTTCATTTAGCCCCTCAATGAGTCCGTCTAAGAGTCCTAGCTTTAGCCCATCCATGAGTCCTAGCTTTAGCGCCTCAATGAGTCCTAGCATGAGTCCGTCATTCTCACCCTCAATGAGTCCATCATTTAGTCCTAGCATGTCGCCTAGTTTTAGTCCCTCTTTCAGTCCATCCATGAGTCCGTCATTCTCACCCTCAATGAGTCCATCAATCTCTCCAAGTACCTAATCTTGAAAACCTATTCTCCTGTTCTATATCCTATTCTTACAAAGTAGTCTGATGCTCCGACTATAAACTGAGCATAACTATCAATCTTTGTACCACAGCCGAAAGTGGCAAAAGATAGGAAGAAGGGAAGTGAATATATATGGCATTTAAAGGTACATACAGCGCAGGTGGAATATATGATTCCACGACAGAAATGAGGGAATCCCTGTTGGATATTATGCGAGATGTTTCGCCCAACGAGGATAATTACTTCATGTCTAATTTAGGCAAGGGTTCTCCGGCCACTCAAACTTTGCACCAATGGAATATCTATCACGAGGCTAGAAAAACATCCGTTAGTCCATCGAGAGAGGGAGCCGAAACCACTTTTCCTGATCTTCAGGCCGAAGTCCGTAGCACAAACTACACGATGATTCTTGAAGCTCCAATCATGCTTTCCCGCACAAAAGCCTCTATTGCAGAGGTAACAGGCGAGGACGCATTAGGAAAGGAAAAGGAAAGGGCCTTGAAGAGACTGAAGAGTGAAATGGAGTACGGCATCATTAACGGATCAAGCAATGCGGGTGCAACAGGAACGGCCAGACAACTTACGGGTATCGCAGGTTGTGTAACCACAAACGTCACCACTTATCCGTCAGGATTGCAGTCATTTACCGAGTTGTTACTTAACGATCAGATTCAAACCTCATGGGATGCGGTTGGTGCTTCTTATGTCGCAACGACATTAGCAGTTCCCGCAGTCTTAAAGAGAAGGATCGCAGCTTTCGGTACAAACTTAACCAGAACCGTTCCGGCAACGGAAAAGAAATTAACGCAGGAGGTTCGGGTTTATGACTCCGAGGTTGGTCCAACTGTTATGGTTATCGCCAACAAAGATGTGCTTCACGGAACACTAACGGTTAGTTCATTATTGGTCAACGAAGACCTATTTGAATTAGCATTCTTAGTTAAAACCGGTGAACCGCACTGGGAAGAGCGAGCCAAGACAGGCGACAATGTTTCTGGAACTTACATTACTGAGTTTACTCTTGTTAGTTATAACGAGAAGGCTTCAGTTTTGGCTAAAGGTTTCTTAACAACCCTTTAAACCGGGGTAAAGGTGAAGAAAGAGGCGCACTGATAATGCGCCTTTTTCGTATTTGTAATACCGAAAAGAATATGCTATTGTTTCCCCGATGATTACTCCTGCCAAGAAATTCCTCGAAGGATATGAAGAAATCCCCAAAGAAGCGGTGTTAGCCTCAAAATGGTTGACTGATCTCTGGGTTAAGTTAGGACGTCCCCAAACCCCTTTTACCCCGTCAGGAGCAAAATTAATGAATGTTATCATTGCCGTCTGGGAAGACACTTATCCGATACAAGTTAAGGCTTGGACGGATGAGAGGGCAACTTACAAGAAAGAAGAGTTATTGATTACCGAACAGGTACATAGACAAACAGGAAGAAGTTTAGCCTCTTACCCCATGCCGATATTTCGAATGATGAAAAAAGTCTTTCCTAATTTTAAAGTCGGAGAGAGAAAAAACACTATCAGGCTGGTCAGAAAATGGCCCATGTTTCGGTTCTGTCAGAAGATTTAATATGTTTATATCTGCCTGTCTAATCGTCAAAGACGATAGTGAACTGCTCAGTCTTAAGAGATCGATTGCTTCGGTTATTGATTATGTTGATGAGGTGATTGTCACCGCCAACGGCTCCCCGGTAAATAAGATCGAGGATTATTGTAGCGGGACAAATAAGGTTAGTTATTACTACCACAAATGGAACAAGGACTTCTCCGACCAAAGAAACTTCTGTGCTTTAAAAGTCTCACCCAAAGCTGATTTCTATATCTGGATTGATGCCGATGATGTTTTGATCGGCGGGCATTTGTTGAGAGAGATTGCTATCCGGGCCAAGAAAGCCAACCTTGATGCGGTCTTCTTCACATATTGGTACGCTTGTAAGTTCGATGGTTCGCCATCAGCCGAAACGATCAACAATGTGGAGTTGACTCAAATGAGAGAGAGGCTACTCCGGCCCGGATCGGTTGTCTGGAACAAAAGGCTCCACGAAACACCCGTTCCCATTAAGAATATCAGTTATAAATACAGCCATCTTGAATACTCATTAGCCAATCCGATTACCTGGTTGCACTTAGGAGTAACAAGAGAGCAAGACCCCAAAGAACAGGAATTAAGAACGGCCAGAAATAGGGAGTTGTTGGAATTACAGTTGGATGATGAGAGAAAAGGGGCAGGTTCTGATCCCCGGACACTTCTTTACTTAATGAAAATCTATGCCGAATCAATAGACGAGAAGGATTGGAAAACGGCGATTGAATATGGGAATGAATATCTAACCAAATCGGGATGGGATGCCGAGAGAGCCATCTGTTGTTCGCTTATCGGCAGGTGTCTAGGTAGATTAGGCAGAGAACAAGAGGCCCAGGAGTTTCTTTTTAAATCAATCAAAGAATATCCCTTTGACCCTCTTCTTTATCTTTATCTTGCCCGGACCTGTTACAACCTCAAACAATACCGGGAGATGAAACATTGGATAACGATTGCCTTAAGTCTGGACACTTCCGAATCAGCCGGGAACATGACCAACATCTTAGACATGAAAGTTTTGGCAACCGACCTGATGATGCGCTATTACTTCAATGCCGAAAGGAATGTCCGAAAGGCCTATGAATCAATGAGGCTACTCTATAATGAACTGCCCAATAAAGAGAACGGGAAACAATTAAAATACTTACAGGATTTAAAGAACCTGGACGAAGCCAGCGAATCGGCCCATAAATTGACACTCTACTATCAGGAACTGCATAATTCAGCGGGAGTTGTCAAAGTCGTTGAGTCTATGCCCAAAACCATGCAAGACCTGCCCTTTGCCTGGTATATGTACAACAAACACAAAGTACCGAGAGTGTGGAAGCCAAATGAGATTTGTTACTACGCTTCTTTCGGTAAGGAACACTTTGAGAAGTGGGGTCCGGAGAATTTAAAGACAGGGATAGGCGGGAGTGAGACTGCTGTGATCCAACTATCTAAGGAATGGATCAAGATGGGCTACCAAGTAGTGGTTTACTGCGATTGCGGGGATCAGGAAGGGGCGCATGACGGGGTCTTC